GTTTCTCCATGAAAAAGGGGTAGGTTTAAAAACCCACCCCTTTATATTCTGATTGTCAGAAACTAATCCTCATCGTCCTCTTCATTTGCCTCTTTGGCCTCTTCACATTCGATCCAGAGTTCACAGTCAGAACACTCTTCTAGTTCATCTGTGTCCTCGCCAAATGTTCCGCCATGAGGACATTCATTCTCATCAGATTTCTTCTTTGACTTTGAGGATGATTTCTTTTTGGACTTTTTCTTGGACTTTGGCTTTTCATCCTCATCTTCATCCTCGTCCTCATCTGATTTCTTTTTGGACTTTTTCTTGGAAGTAGACTTGGATGATTTCTTGCCTCGCTTGGGCTTTTCTTCTTCCTCTTCATCGTCCTCATCATCCTCATCATCTTCGTCTTCATCCTTAGAAGATTTCTAGGATGATTTCTTTTTAGTTGTAGACTTCTTAGATGACTTCTTTTTGGACTTTTTCTTGTCGTCCTCGTCCTCATCACCGTCCTCTTCGTCACCGTCCTCTTCGTCAAGTTCTTCATCTTCAGTGTCGAAAAGTGTGTTTCTCAGAGTTTCATAATCCTTGATGATAAGGAGCTTGTCCAGATCATAAACATCATCCAAAATGTCTTCGTCATAATCATCACGATCATCGAAATCAATTTTGCGGACTTCAAAGAACTCATTATTATTCCATTTCTTCTTACGAAAATGAACATCGAGGGTTTTGCCACCTTCCAGTTCAGCAAAATCTCCAAGTTCTTCACTGCCCTCATTAATCTCTTCGTCCAGTGCTTTTCCAAACAAGTGATAGCTCATTTCAAAAAGCTGCACACCCTTTTCTTGATCGTCTAGATCAATCACGTTATAAATTTCACGTTCTTTGGCCTTTATTTCTTTGGCCATTTTGACATTGTCTTCATCATCTGAGTTGAAGAGTTCTTTGACATACTCACAAATAGGACATGGCTTTTTAATTGTCTTTGGACAAACAAACGCTTTGTTGTCACTTCCTATGCCAAAGTGAGCAAAATACGTTCTTTGATACCAAAGATCACCTTCTTGTACTTCAGGATGAGTGTGTACAGAAACGGTATATGGTAGAATGTCCATATTGAGTCGTTTCTTTGCCTTTAAGAAATTTGCTCCTTCAGGCACTGCCAAAAGCTGATTGCCTCCACGACTCATGTTCTTTTCAGCTTTTTTCTTTGCCTTTTCTCTCATGCTGCCGCCTTTTGCCTTGGACTTCTTAGTTGCTTTCGCCATCATCGTCCTCCATATTGTTTATTATTTCCATTTTTGCTTTCATCTTTGCACTATAATACATCTTTGTGTATTGAAAGATTGCTATAGGTATTAAAACATACACTATAACAAGCACAAGCAAAGCCCATAGAATGATCTCATTCATTCATCCCTCCTGTTTCTACGTTTCTTGACTTTCTCTTTGGCACCCTTCTTGTTGCGATTTGTCTTTTTGAAATACTCCTCTGAAAGATTTCTTGGTTCAACAGGTGTAGAGAAGTATTGCTGATTCAATAATCTCACAAGTTGTTCCAAAGCAACCTTCTTCTCTTCCATTGTGTTGACTGCTGTAAATAGTTTGTTCACCTCTGCCTGTGCATCATTCAATGCCTCCTTTGATGAATAATATTTTTTCTGTGCTGCCTGTAGTTCTGGCTGGGTGAGAATGGTTGATGTGACGGCAGTTTCTGTGACTTTTGAAAGTCCATACTCTTCTGGATCTTCTCTGATAGCAAGATCCAACTCAGCTTTTACACGATCAACTTCCTCTTTCGCAGCCTCTACATGCAACTTCAGATCATTCCTTCTGTTCATTGCTTCATTGAGTGCGTCACTATATTTGTAGAAAAGATTTGGTTGATTAAGCCACTCAATATCAAGAGCATCAGGATCTATCTGCTTGTCTTGTTCAATATTAAATTCTTCAGTCATGTTAAACTCCTATGGATATATTTCACCGTTGATCAAAAAATTTAATGGTGGATTACCGTAAGGGTATAGTTGACTGCTGAATAATGAGTTTTCATAAGCAGTTTTGTTTGATTTGTATTGCTTATCCAGTTGGTGTCTTAATTTCTCTGCTGTTATAGGATGGGCATATACAACTTGATTTACTTTATCGATAAATACATCAGGTTCTGGAGTAGCTTGCCAATTCTTGTGTTGTTTCTCCCATTTTTTACGAATGCGTTTCTTCTTTGATTTTGGAAATCTTATTTGTTTCCAATTTACCAAATGCTCGTTTATGATTACAGGCATTCCATAAAGATACATGATACAACTCCTTATGAAAAAGATTCATTATATACTATAGTGCAAAAAAAGCAATCTTTAATAAAAATTTATTCGTTCAATTCACTCCAGCATTCATAAATGTCTCTTACTAGCTGATTGTATTCATCAGTATTATAATATGGTGTTTGCAATGTATCTAAGACAATAAATGCGGATGCATTACCACTGAGCAATACGGATTTGAAATAAGTTCTTATTCCTCTTCTTATCGTTTCAGGTTTATCAGTCATGTTTTTTAGAACTTCTGCCACCTGCTTCCATTTACATTTCTTCATCATTAATCGACTCAGCGTAAGTATATCCTGTCTCTTCTCAGCCTCACGCTTGGCGGAATCTTCCATTTCATCAGGTTTCATGAACATGACTTTTTCAAGAATCTTTAATGCGTCACGGGGGTGTCCTAGTGCGTCCTTTGCGATCTGCAATGCTGCTTTCTTCGGCATGTCAATTTGTTCACGTTCAGCTACCGACATCAGGAGATTGAAAATTTGCTTCTCTCCCAAAGATGGAACGTGATACTGAACACATCTGCTTTTGACTGTGCTTTTCAAATTTTGTGGATCTGTAGTGCAGAGAAAGAAATAGCAATGTGGTGGTGGTTCTTCTAATGCCTTGAGTAATGCCTGCTGACCGTCAGTTGATAGTTTCTGAACCTCGTCCAGAATCCAAACTTTAGCTTTGCCTTTCATGGGCTTTGTGCCCATGTTCTTTCTTATCTCACGAATGGTTGCAACTCCACTGAAATCAGCAATATCAACTTCCTTCAAATCAAATTCTGATGTCTCTAGATGTTTTGCAAACATTCTGGCCAGTGTTGTTTTCCCACACCCATATTCCCCGTAGAAAAGGACTGCTTGAGGTATTTCATTATTAAGTGTGGTTTTAATTTCTTTTTTGAGTGTTGGTCCTGATATAAAATCCTCTAATGTTGTTGGACGATATTTCTTGGCAAGATCAATTTCCCTTTTTTCAGGAGTTTCTTGTTTGCTATTCTTTCTCTTTCTTGCCATTGTCAACTCCTTGTAATATTTATCGCTTCAGCAAGAGTATTATGAAGTTCTACAAGATCATTTTCAGATAACAATCCTAGAGTAACAACATGTCTCTTTGGATGTTCTTCTGTTGGTTCTTGTGGAAAATCAAGTTCATGGGTTGTCAATTTATGCGGAGGACCATAAGGATCAATACTTTCTATGGATAAATTGTACAATCTATCATTTGAACTGCTTATCCAACTCTTTTTGATAGTATTTATCGACATGATTATTCTCCATGCTGCATTCTCTCAATTTGAAGCATGTCAGCAGGCTTGAGATTGTTTTTATTCACCAACTTGAATCTGACTTCTTTATGTGTAACATTCTTCACTCTCATATAAAATCCATTGATGTAATAAATATCTCCTACACGAAATTCTTGAGTTTTTGGAGGAAGTTCTTTATTCATTTCTCCACTCAATCTTTCTAAACTCTCAGTAACTTCCTCTCTGCTTTTTGGCGCATCATCCATTTTTTCTCCTCCTTATTCTTTTACGTTTGGGTTTTGTAGGTGGTTCTATTTTTGGATATGGTTGAACTGTAAATAATGCCTTTTTCATGATCTCTTTCTTGTTTCTGAGTATATAAATGTACTTGTGTTTCTTTGGTAGTTCTATCTTTTGAAAATCGTCACCAAACTTTTTCTTTAATGCAGGAACACTTGCTGTACCATATCTGCTTACAGCAGTTCTTGTGTGCAGTCTTCTACCTTTAAGATAAAATTCCTGACTGTCTCCACCTGTTCCAATATACCACCAATTTGTGGCTTGATAGACAAAACCACAATGATGGAATTTTGCATCAGCATATGAGACAAGAACTTTTATTTGTGGGAAGTGTTTTTTGATATACTTAAAACTTTGCCCAATACAATATGATTCAGTATTGCGAGGACAATTATCGTGACTGAATAATCTGACAAGTTCCCAACACTCATCTGTATTTCCACCATCCCAAATACTGTGTGCTGTATCTCTGCCTGGTGGGATCCCGTAAACAATACATGTTGTCAAAATATCATTGTAATAAAAACCAAGAGCAAGCATTATATTTTGTGGACAGGTATGTGTATAATGATTCTCAATAATGAAACTTGAGGCCAATTGATTATTTATCCTTTTTACCTCCAATTCTTTGGGACTCTTGTAATCAATCTTGGCCAACTTCTGACATCTCAACTTTTCCAATTCTTTCTCAATACTAAATCCCATAAGGCCTCGCTTATTCAATATACTCCAAAACTTTGTCCATTTTATACCAATTACCATTCAATTCACTTCGTTCAACTTCAAGCTCAAGTGGTGTGATAATGAAATCAAAATTGTTTTTCAGATCGGCAATCATCACCTGTTTGAGCATGTCCATATATTCGTCATATTCGTCCTTGCAAACATCAGCAACAATTTCATCATGGACCTGAAATATGAGTTTTGATCTCATTCCTTCTTTCTGCATGAGTTTATTAAGTTGAATGAGACTCCATAATAGACAGTGAAAGGTGCATCCTTGAATGGGATAATTGATAACTTCATTTCTGCCCATCAGTCCTTGACATATGAATCCGGTCAGTAATGATACATATCCATTTTCAAGATAATGTTCCCATTGATCATCACGCCATTGTTTATAAACATAGAACTTATTTTTCCACATGTGTTGTTCAATCTTTTTGATATGGAACACAAATTGTTTGAAGTTCTTTATGCCATTATCAATGAGATGTTTGCCAATAGTTTTACCATTACTGATTGTGACCCCATCTTTTGCTTTTATTTTCTCGCCTTTCAGTCCTGCCCAACTCCAAAGTGCTACAGCATTATTTCCATAGTAATCTCCATAGAACTGAGGAAATGTAAATCCATTTTTGGTTCCCTTTCTCAGCTTTTTATCACCCTTGTTATCTCCATCATAATTATCTAGTTTGTAAATCTGCTTACAAAAGTCGGCGTGCATGTCAGCAGATTTAGTATTTCTCAGATATTTTAGCATGACTGGATCTTTATGATACCATGATGATCCTTTTACTTCCACGCCTCCATAGTCAGCAGCAACAAGATAACAATCTTTGCTAGGACGAAAAGCCTGACGGATTATTCTCTTGCCTTCTTCATCTCTTGAAGGCTGATTTTGAATATTGACGTTATTGGAGCTAGAACGGTATGTAACGACTGTATGGAGATTTAGAAAGGGATAGAGCATTCCATCACAAGTCTCTTTCATCAGATTTTTGAGAAAGCCATTTCTCAGTTTGTCCAGTTTTCGATATCTGAGAAGGTCGTTAGTGACTGGAATGTTCAGATTAGATAATACTTCCTGATCAACTGATTGCCCGCCACCTTTTGTTTCTTTTGTGGATTCGTATTCAAAAACATTGAAAAGAATATCTGAAAGCTGATCATCAGAATCTAAGCTAAAATTTGCTTTATATTTCTTTCTCCACTTCTTTATTTCTTCATGTGATTCTAACTTCGACTTGACTTCTCTGATCTCTTGTCCAAGCTGTTTGAACGTCTTTTTGCAGTATTTTGTGTCAATGTTAATTCCGTTTTGCTGTACATCAGAGAAAGCAATCATGCCCTCATGCAAAAGCCAATATCCACTCGGATCATAAGGAACTATCTGCATTTACAATGCTCCTATTGCAGCATATTGAGGAGCTAAATCAGCTCCAGTTGGGCCTTTATAAAGGTGTGAATAATCAATTCCAATTCTATCCATCATCACAAGAGCATTCATGAATTCTGTCTTTGAGTCCATACCGTTATAGAGCATTAGTGATTCCAAATCTATTTCACCAATTCTATTGAACTGATTTGCATCCGCATCGTTTGGAGTTTTAAGAAGTTTTGATACAGCACGATCATATGGTTCAATTCCAAAATTCACATAGTTGTTGAAATCAAGTGACGTTATCTTTGGACGATTATCAAGAAAGTGTGCTGCAATCATTGTATCAAAGAAAATACCATTTATTTTTATATCAAACATCCACTTGCTCCAGTCTCTTTCAAATTTAAGATTGGCAACTATCTTTTTGATACTGTTAGTCGCAAGATATCTTGTTAACCACATACGAAAATCTTTGCTTTTTGGAACTGGAAAAGCCACACAATGATCAGGACTACAACTTATAGCACATGTTCTGATATAGTGTCCATCTTTGTGTGGCTTTAGACCAGATGCCTCAAAGTCAAAGGCCGTCAACTGAACATCACCCATTACAAGCAATTGCAGCCAATGTGTGATGTCTTTGTGGTGTTTTATAAATTCTATCTGTCCTTGATGATCGACAGATTTTGGTAAGGGGACATCCAGCATTTTGTAAGCATGTTTCAGATCCTGAATAAATAGTTTCTCAGCATATTCAGGAGCTGTTTCTCTTGTCACATAACTTGGATGAAAGGTAGGACAAATCCATGCATTAAATTCCTTATCAGGAATTATAAATCCTCTCCACTTTGTAATGCCTCCAAGACTCTTATCAAACTTATGTCCAATAAGAGAAGTGAGTGCATTTTCTCCCAATGGTATGATTACATGTGGATTGTATTCTTTGATGCACTGCATTAGATTTGGTTTGCAGCAAAGAACCCTTGTCTTGTTTGGCTTTTCGTTGTTGGGAGGGCGACATAGATTTGCATTGGTTTTAACACAATCGTCAATATTGACTCCAATACGTTTCCAGATACGTCTATAGAACTGACCGACTGTGCCCACCAATTGTTCATTTCTTCTGTCTTCGATTGCTCCAGGGGCCTCGGCAATATGCAAAATCCGTATTTTGTTCTTGCCTGTAGGCTTCATATAAGGACTTTTGCAAGTCTTATATAGTTTGCATTTGCCACATTGAGCTACTTTTGGGGCATTGGATAATTTCTTAGCAGCAATTTCCGATGACTTGAAAAATCCTTTTCTCGCCATTGATTACTCCGATTCTTCAAGATCCAATTTGATCATGTGTACTGAATTTTTGTCCTTAAACATCAATACATCATCTGCAACACTGATTGTATCGCTCAGTTTAAGTACATCTCTCAGGAAATCAATATTAATATTGAAATTTAACGATTCTTCAGATTTTACTTTAGCTTTCTCAGTATACCAGCCTGTGTCATTATGTGTGGAGATTGTTAAACCACGTTTTTTGAGTTTAACAACAGCATCCTTTTCATTCGTGATTTTGTCC